ATTTTATCCATAGGATATTTAGACAACTCAGTTATAAATTGTCCTTGATTATTAATAAGTAAATTGAAACTCATCAAGTAAGCTTCTTTCTTTTTAACTCTTTTCTTTTGTTTAAGTTTTCGATTGGTCTTCATGTTTCTTTCTAAGTAAGTCTACAAGAAAGTCGTCATCACCTTTTTCTGCACTAAGTTTTGTTAAAGGTTCTTGACCATCTTTATATGTTTCAATAGTTTTTATTCTAACAGGATTAGTCATAAAGACAGGAAATCTTTTATTAGATATAGACTTTACCATAAAGAAACCATCCTCTGCTATACCAAATGTTTCTACATTTTTAATATCAATATCATCTGAACCTATTAAACAAAGTCTTAAATGATAAACACCATCTAATGGTTTAACTGGTTGTCCATTTAATCCTACAATTTTATCTGTCATATTTCTGTCCTTACTATATGTTTTCTTACTGCTCTAACTAATTCTTCTATCTTATCTATACAAGAAATTAAATCTTTATCAGTAATATAATGTTGTTTTTCTTTTAACTTATCATATTCTTTTAATGAGATAGTAACAGTACTTTGTTCATTTTCATAAGTTGCATCAACATCTCTATCTTCTATACTTGTCATATTATTCTTTTGGAAAATCCATTCTATTATCAGGTAATGGAATACTTTTATTATGTATATCTTCTACAACAACAGGTGCTACTTCACCTTGTTGTCCATCATCATCAGCTAAACTATCTATACTCTCAGTATACATTTCATTTAACTTATCATTGTTTCTTGTTATCTTTAATTTAAGATGGTCTTTTAATGCATCAATCTTAACATGAAGTATTTTATCTAAGTGTGGATTAATTCCATACATAGGTAAATCATTTAGTGCTGAGATAATTCTGCGAAAACCTCTTGCTCTTTTTTCTAATTGTGTTATCTGTGATTCGTTAGTCATAGTCTCTCTCCAATATCATTTCTAAATAGTGAATAGCTTTTTCTATATCTTTTGCTTTTCCTTTTGCTTTGTGTCTACAAATATATTTAATAGCATTGCCTTCTGCAAACTCTAAATGATTTTCATTTATAAAATGAGCAGGTTGTATCTTCATACCTTTGTAGTGTGTACCATCTACTTGCTTATCTAAGCTATCGTAAGCTACACTTTTAAACATTTCTTTACTTGGCATTATAATATATTATCCATTCTTCTTAATTGTTTTTTAGTTGGTTGTAACATAGCATTTAAATCATCGATTGTCAACTCTGGGTTGCGTTTTAATTTTTTAACTATCCATTTATATGACCAAGGTTGTAGTCTAAATGTATCACCATCATAGTAATGAGTTTGATTAGGCATAAAAGCAAATACATTTTTATAATTAATTTTACTTGCTTCTTCTTTAGTCATTAAAGTATGCAACCAAGCTACTAATATATGTTTAGCTTTTCTTCTTATTGGTTTCATTTGTTTTGCGTTCATTTGTTTTCTTTCTTTTGATGAAAGACTTCATACCAAGTATTACATTCATCACATTGATACATACTAACTATATTATGTTCTGATTCTGGGTGAGTATCTTCAGTATCAAAATCATTATTCCATCTTACTTCTGCATTACAGTAGAAACATTTCATATTCTTTTACTATAATCTTTTAATTGTTTTTCATATTCATATGTTATCTCTTCTACTAAAGGTTGTTTAACAACATCAGCTAACATAACATTCTTATTAGCATACTTAAATACTCTTAAACCTTTACCATTATTAGTATCAGAATGACATTCCCATTTATGAGGACAAAACATACAACCAGTAGCTAAAGTTTTGTTACCATTCTTTTCTGTTTTAAATTCATAACATTTTTCTGGAGGTGTATCTTGTTGTAATGTAGTCTTTAAATTTTTAATCAAAGATTTAACATTAGGTTTAGCCATGTCTTCAGGTTTATAAAAACATATATCACCACTTGATTTATCAACAACTAAAAAGCCACCTGCTTTAGTACCCATAGCTGTTTCATATCCTGATAACTGGGCATGATAACCAAAAGGGTCATCACCTACTATCTCACCTGACTGAAACTTTTTAAAACTAAATGGTGAAGCAGACTTAACATCACATATCTCACCATCTATCTTACTATCTATATGTCCAGTTACACCATCAATCTCTACTTTCTTTTGTTGGTCTTCTATCTTATGACCTGCAAGTTCAGCTAAGTAAAGTACTAAGTGTTCAATGATATGACCATATAAAAATTTTAAATTTAATCCTGCGTCTTCATCTTTTCTATCTTTAGGACTATGTTTATCATACCATAGTTGTCTAGCAGGTTTACCTAGTACTGACATTCTAAGCTTACCTTCCTTATCTGTTCTTACTGGTGGAGTATTCCAAGCTAACATAGCTTCTTTAATATTTTTTAAGAATACATCCATGTTTTCTTCTGTCATGTTGGCAGGTTTACCATTAGATATTTCAGATATTAAATGTTTAATGTCTGAAGCTAAAGTACTAATGTGTTTCTGACCAGTTGTTTCCGATTTTATATTTTCCATTTAGTGGACACCTTACATTTAATTGTTTACCTGCATCTACAATAGATTGTACTGCTAACATTCCAAACTCATCTGCTCTTTTCTCTTCGACTTCGTATTGAAACTCATCATGTACATTCACTACTGGTAGTGCTTTGATTTGTTTTATCTTAACATATTCCTCTAGCAATGTCAACGCATACTTCATAACAGTTGCACCTGCTCCTTGAAGCAAAGTATTTAATGCTGCATGAGGATATCTTATTATTATTTTTCTTTGGTCGAGTCCTCTGACCCATCTTCTACTAGCAATTCGTTCCACCTTTTCTCGTAAGCTTCTAAGACTTGGTGTTGCTCTAAGAAATTTTTCTTTAATTCTTTCACCATCTCTTTCCGAACCTCCAATGATACTTCCGATTTTTTTTGAACCTGCTCCATAGATGAATGCATATATAAAAGTTTTGCTTTCATCTCTTGATGCCAAACCAGCAGCAATTTGATTTGTAGTGTGTATATCTCCATTAACGACTTCATGTGTATAATCCTTATCATTCATGTAGTGTGCTAACATCCTCAACTCAAGTCCTGAAGCATCAACACCTACTAATTTATAACCTTTGTTTACTGTCCATAATGCCCTACACTCTTTACCATAAGGAGAGTACACAGCAGGAATTTGAGCCATGTTGGGCGACTGATGGCTCATCCTTCCTGTTATTGTTCCATTGGTAATAACTTTGCCATGCACTCTACCATCTTCCTTAATAGCTTCTATCCAAGAACTGACTTGAGCAATTCTTTTTTGTAGCATTAAGTATCTGTTTATTAATTTAGCTTCAGGTATATTATGTATTTGAGATAATACTTTCTCATCAACAATCACATGACCCTTATCTGTCTTCTTCTTAGGTTTCCACCCAAGTAACATTAATCGTTCAGCAATCTGTTGCCTTGAACCTAAATTAAATTCTTTATATTTAACTTTAGTGAAAGGTACACCCTTCACATAACCTCTTGCTTTGTTATTAGACTTAGGTACAAACTCTGTCTCTATTTTTAAAGGAGGAAAAGTTTGTCTTACCTTAGTTGTTAGGTCATTCATATCTTCTTGAAACTTACATTGTAATTCATAAGCATCAATAACATTTATTTTAAATCCTGTATCATGTTGTTTTTGAATTATCTCTGCAACCTTATGCTCTAACTCTATTGATTGTCCAAAGTCTTTTGTCTTAGTACTTAAAAATTTATATAATCTTTCTGTTAACTCTACATCATTCCTACAATAAGTCAACATCTCTTCAGTAAAGAAATCAAATTGTTCAAAGTGTATTTTATTATGTCCTAACTTTGTACCCCAATTTTTTAATGAGTGTCCACCTTCTATCATTGGATTTAATAATCTAGATAGTACTAATGTATCTGTCTTCTTACAGTTAACAAACAAATCATAACCAAATATTTTATTGACAACTGGTATATCAAATCCTAATATGTTATGACCTATTACTTCTTCAGTTTGTTTTATAAACTCTTCAAACCTATGTAAGTTATCTTCTCTAAACTGATAGTAAGTGTCATTGTGTTTACAAACAATACACCATATCTTATCAGCAGTCATGGTTGTTTCTATATCAAATACAACTTTATTAAAAGTCATCTGACTTTACCTCAGTTAATCTACCAGTATCAATGTCATACCTTAAATCACAACAAGGACCAGTTATACCTGAGAATCTATTCTTTAATACTCTTATCCTAGTAGTGTTCCTAACTTCAGGGTCATCGTTCTGTGCGTCTCTCTCAAGCCCAATAACCATGTCACTTAGCTGTCCTATACTAGCTGAACCTCTAAGTTGTGATAGTGAAGTTGATGCTCCCTCTTCATGTCCTTTACCT